CAGGGTAAACTCACGACCTTCAAAATCCCCAATGCCCTTGAAGACAATGGGCGTGACTTTATTCTTCTGTGCCATTCAGTTCTCCTTATATGAGTTTGGGCGAGGTTAGACCCCGCCCATTTTTTGTTGCGTCAGGTGGACGCAGCCGCGAACTCGTAGTCGCCCTGGGGGGCGATGTTCATGTTGTTCTCCAGAACGCTGTCCACTTCCGCGCCGCCAAAGCCCAGAGGCAGAGGCTCACCGGGGAAGTAGAAGCTATCAAGGCCAGAGCCGTCCTGATAGGCAATCTCAAACCAGAAGCCAAGGTTGGACTGTGCCGCCGTAGCATAAGCGGCAACGCAAATGTCCCAAGCCTCACGGAACGCCTTGTAATCGTTCACGGTAAGCTGGATGCTGCCGCCCGAATCGTCAAGGCCGCGAATATAGGTCTTATTCTTAGTTGCGCTCAGAGGCGTAGAGTCCATCATATTCGGGTCATTAAAGATAGCCGGAATAGCCTTAACGCCCGGAATCGTGGTATAGCCCGTAGTTGGACGAGTAGTGCCAGAAACACTGGGCGCATACTTGACGAGCATACCCGCAGTAGACACAGCATTTGCCATTGTACATTACTCCTTCTTACGTTTACGGCATGGTGTCGCCGCCGCCAATGACTCGGCGATACCTACCGATGAGTGTGAACTTGTCCCCCGCATCGATGGGGATGAGGGAGACCTCTCGATAATAAAGTGCGCTGAACGCTGCCCTCGCAAGGTCGATGATGTCGTGCGCCTCCGTGGAGGCGGTAATGCTCTTGTCGCTCACCACTTGGATCTCGATGTTGCTCTCCCATTGGGAGTCCTCAAAGTCCAACTGAGTGAAGCGGAGAGGGCGGCTTCTGTCGATTTCATGGATGTACACAGCCGGGAAAGAGGAGGGCTTGCCGACATACCTTGAGGTGGCGTATACGTCCGGGAACCCAGCCTTAATGGCGTTGACCACCGCCGTGTATACCCCTGGGAATGTGTAGTTCACGTTGCGAACACCTCCTGCGCGATGCGGACGATTTCCTCCCGGATGTCCTGAGCCGTGTGAAACATCGGCATATTCGCCGGGTTACCGTGGGTGATGGTCGAGTTCTTGTGGCCCCGTGCCAGCTCACCACCGGCATTGCCCGGTTGCCCGGTGTAGAACCAGTAGTCGTTTGCGCCCTTCCCTTTGCCGTACGTCCCGTGTTCTATCCCCAGCTCTCCGGCTTTGGGATGGTCATTGGGGTAGTGAACACCCGCACCAAACTCAAGGAAGGCCACCGTCTTGCCGTTGGCAATCAAGGAGTACCCGGTGTCCGTCTTTGTGACCTCCAGTTTTACGTCCTTGACTCCATCGTACAGGGCTGCATCGAAGTACACTTCTGCTTTTGTCAGCCCGTACTCGGCAAGCCGCTTGCACAGCAAGTCTGCTTTGCGTGACACCTGGTTCTTATATGTTCCAAGCTGTTTCAGCGCCCTGTCGCACGAACCGGGGGAAAGTCTTATCGTGATGTTCTTCACGACACGTTGACCTCCTCCAGATAAATCGTGCGTGTGTTGATGGATGTTGCCACCCCGGTACAGCGGAAGTTGTGAGGCGTTGCGATTTTGAACGGGATCCCGACCCACCAGATGGTGGACGTGTCGAAGGGTGTGGTTAGGTCTTCCGTGATGAGAGACACCGTGAACGGGTCAGTCATACCGGGAGCATCCGGCCTTGAGGTTCCTCTCTTGCGACTCACCTTCATCCTCGCCATTCGCGGGAATGCATACGCCTCCCGGTGTTCGCCTGTCAGATTCCCGTCAGCATCCGTTACATCAGATATTCCCTGATACAGTGCAAACCATACGGTTTCCCGATTTCTCTGGTTTGTCCTCACGTCACAGCACCTACCCTCACATACGGCAGAACATGGTTTCGGATATACCCGATCATGTCCTCGTAGATGAAGTCCCGGTGAGTGTCGCCCTCAATGTGCGCCCGCTCACCTTCAGCACCGGCGTGGGTATACCCGGCGATGACTGCGTAGATCTGTGCGTTCTCGTCCTTGGACGGGACAGCGGTCACCGTCTCCGGGATGCCGCCCACCAGATGGTACTTCCACTCAAGGATCTCGTTTGCGGAGATGAGGAGGTAGGTGTTCAGTTTGTCATCGCTCGGTACTTCGCCGCCGTCCTCCATCAGAGTTCGGAGGATTTCCAACTTTTGGGTGTCAGTCATAGTATCAACACCTTTGCGGTAGGGGAGGGGTTAACCCTCCCCGATTGTTTTTGCTTTGCCCTTTCGGGTCGGCTTCTCAGCCTTGGCTTCAGGCTTCTCTTCCTTCTGCTCTTCCGGGAGGATGCCTACCGTCATAGACCCGTCAGGGTTGATTCGGATCGCCATATCAAGTGCCAGAAGGAGCGGACAGGTAGATGCCGTTCTTCTTCTGGTTCTTGACCCACGCACCGTGGTACTGACGGAAGTCGTACATCCAAGCATGGGCCTCCTGGACGACTTCGGGAGAGAAGATGCGGGGATTCGCCAGCTTGACAGCCTGCATGACAGCGGAGGGATGCACGATCATGTAGTTGATGGTCTGGCCCGTGGCGGTGTAGCCGCCGGGATTGTTATGGTCGGTGGGAGCTACCAGAGTCACGGCGGTGTTGAACCGACCAGAGGGGACGGTGATGACGCGCATATCGTTGTAGAACTCCACGTTGTAGTTGATGTTGCGCTCATCGTTCATCACCATGCGGGTGATACCGCTCTTGATGTTGCGGTAGGTGGCGGGGCTGACGAACAGGATACGGCCCTCATAGGGGACTTCCGCATCGTCCAGCTTCTCAGTGGCGAGGTCGATGGAGGCCATAGCCGCAGCGCCGGTGGCGATAGTCTCGGTGGCCTTCATGTTGGTCAGAGCCTCACCGGCGTAGGTGGCGAAACGCACAGCATCGGTCTCAGGGACGACCTTCAGGCGCATGAACTCGCCAGCCAGAGTGCCGAACACCATGCCCAAGCTTTCAGAGTTGTCAATTCTGTCGCAAAGGAACTGGCGACCGCGATCCCACTGAGGAGTGTAGGCCCTCCACTGAGCGGTCACATCGCCGCGCACGAAACCGTTGTTGCGGTCGTAGTTGCCCAGGCCGACCATATCGGTCTCAAACAGATAGAAAGTGTGATACTCGTCAGACCAGCGAACGCGATCCTGGACGGTATCGAGAATAGCGGTCTTGGACTCTGCCTTGTACACCTCATCCAGAAGGGGGAGGTATTCGGAGGCCAGACCGATGCTGTTGGCAATAGCAGGGGTAACAGTAGTAGCCATAATTTTGTCTCCTTGTTATTTAATGGGCGGCAGACCCATGTAGGCGCGGATCTTATTCTGCGCTTCCAGTTCGGCCTGTTTCGCCGTGGGAGGTGCGCCGGGGGTCAGAGTAGGCTGCTTGCTCAGAGTAGCCGCCTCCATCTCCTTCCGCATTGCCTCCTGATGTTCACGCTGACATTCAAAGTCAGTTGCGGCATCGCCGTCAGCTTTGGCTTCTGCCGCCTTGAGCGCGAGTTCTTTGCTGTATCCCAGGGCGAGATACTGCGCGACATACCCGCTCACGGTCTTGTCTCTGCGGAGCGTCCGCAGTTCATCCTCGACAGCCGCTTCCCGTTCCTTGCGCTCGGCCTCTGCCCTCTCGGCTTCGGTCTGCTTCTCACGGAACTGGCGCTTCCATTCCGCTGCCTGAGAGTTGGCGTTGGATAGTGCGGTCTTCAGTTTTGCGACTTCCTCGCTGTTGTCCTTCGGAGCCTCAATTTCAAACTCCTCCAGGGCTTTCAGCTTTTCCTCTGCGGTCATCTCTGCGTAGCCAGAGATCTGAGTGGTGTCGATTTTCATGCCTTTCTCCTTGCGTTTTTTTGAGTGCGTCACTGCACTATGCTTTCCGTTTTATAGTCTTGTCATGACTTCCGTTGCGTGTTGTTAAGGCGGTTTCCCTACCGCCATGTAAAGGTATTTGCTTACTGCTTGTTTGCCTTTTCGTACTGCACGGTGCTGATTCTCAGCAGTACGCCAAGGAAAGTGTCGATTGCGGTCAGAGTGCCGACAATCTGCTCACCGTAGGGGAAGCCCCAGATGCCAGCCAGGGCGAAGTACAAAGTACCCACGGCGGGGATAACCACCTGTGCGATGTACTTCAGGATGTCGTAGGTCTTGTTGCTCATCATTTATCGCTCCTTGTACAAGTTTCTGATGTCGTTGCGGATCACGGCAATGTCCGTCTGGATATCGGCGAACTTGGCGGCGTATCCATTGTGTTCATCAAGTTTCTTCTCAACGGATGCCAGCCTGTCATCAAGCCGCGCATCCCTCACAGCTTCGTCTTCCCTGCGCTTCACATTAGTGTTGTGTGAGATGAGCCATTGACCGATGACGGAACAAAGCCCGGTAATAATCGCCACGATTACCACATCACTCATTTGTCTCACCTCACTAAGCTATCTGTAAGTCAGCCAACACAGGCAGTTGCAGTCTTCTTCTGCGATTCCCCACTCGCCGGGGAACATCGTCTTGCCGCCGCGGAAGGAGTAGAACTCACCATCGATTGGAGCGCTCACACCGTCCAGATAGATGTGCGTGTCACGGGAGGTCGGGAGCATCATGCAATGCCAGACCTTCTCGGTCGCTCCCGCCGCCTTTGCCGCTTCGTACGATGCGGCGTTGGAGTCCCTGTGGGATTCCGTCATGGCGATTCTCACGATATCGTCCTCTGTACCGCCGTTTGCGTAGTATTCCTCTACCCGGTCTCTCCATGTGCGCCCCTCAATCGGTTTATCCACAGTTCGCAGAACTTCGTCCAAAGTCGGCTCATAGTTGTACGATAGGTCGCCGTTGGTCGCCTCTACCCCCCTCGCAAAGGAGAGGAGAAAGAGGTCTTCCAACATATCGAGGATTTCATCACAGTCATCACGGGACTTGATGCGCCCTTCCTCGGAGAAGTGTGCGCTGAGAGATTCCTTGAATGCGTTGATCTCGTCAAACGGGAGGATGCTCGGCATCAGGTATCACCGCTTTCGGGTTGCGCGTACTCCACACTCAGCCCCACAGGATCGACCTCGCTGACCACGCTGACGGTGTTATCCCCAGCCTCTGTGCGAAGCGGCTGTGGCGTGACGCTCTCGGTAATTTCCTCTGCCAACGGGTAGATGACGATGACGGGAGTACCAGCGGCGTACTGTGCGGCGAGAAATGCCTTGAGGTCAGCAACAGCCGTCGTGCGGTCAGAGCCGTACCACAGATTGATGGCATTGAGTTCCTGTAAGCATTTTCCCAGTGCGTAATTGGCGGTCGAAGTTGCATTCGTAAAATGCGTACACACCGCCGCGCCAGCCTTTGCGTAGGTCGTTTGTCCGCTAGGCGTCCAATAGCACGACCCTGCATAAGTTCCGCTTGCCTTCCAGCCCTCGTTGCCTGTCAGCACCAGCATCCCCACTCGCCTCGTCACCGTGCCAGCGACCACATCTACCTCGTCGCGGTAGTCGCCCACGGCGTAGAGGTTGGCAACGGTTGCGGTCTGCGGTACGGCGTACGGCTGATAGGCATCCAGCGCACCGTTGACGCAGAAGTAATTCGTCGTGTCCCAGTCGGGGTCATCTGCTACGCGGATGGAAAAGCGCACATATCTCGCGTCTGCGGGAGCAGTTGCCACCATGTCGTTGTTGGCAAGCGCCGTGCCAGCGACGCCACTGATGCAAGTTTCATCGTCCGCATCGGAGTACCACGCCAGTCCAGCCGTGGACGCGGAATAAGACTGAATGCCGAAGTAATACGCCACGCCGCCCGTGATGGGGATGAAGTCCGTGTGCAGGAAATTTTCGTTGAAAACCAGCTTGCCGGTGGAGCGATTGATGTACGAATTGCTTGAACGGTCAATCGCTGCGGCATTGAGCAGATTTGCACCGCCAACCGTCAGCACTTCGGGAGTGCCCACGACAGCAGGCTCATAGTCGTTGACCTCATCACCAGCAACAAGCGTGCCGCCCGTTGCCGTGTAAAAAGTGCCGCTGATAAGGTCGTACAGTCCCACTTCATCCTGCTCATTCTTCGCGGGGAGCAGGTCGCAGATGACTTCGCCGCCCCTTGT